AGCAAATATCTTTCAAAAGAAGCATTTATGAATGAAAACTTTCCTTACTGGTTTTTTATAAGAATAGCAAGAGTACATTAAATTTTCAAATAACTTAATAAAGATAAATTAAGTTATTTAAATATTATGGGAAATACTACATCGGTTAGAAAAGTAAATTTTGAAGATGTACAGCACGCAATAAAACATCGACAAAACAATTTATTAATAAATACATTAGATTTAACAGAACAATCGTGTTTAATTACACATACGATACCTATAAATGAGGAGGTAAAGTTAATAAACAATTATTTAAATAAAAAGGTAGACGTCAACATAATCGTGTATGACAAAAATGCGAATGCACCTAATTTAATGAAAAAATATGAACAATTATTAGGATTGGGATTTGTAAATGTATATATATATCCAGGTGGGTTATTTGAATGGTTGTTATTACAAGATATATACGGTATGGAAGATTTTGGAACTACAATAGAAGAATTAGATCATTTAAAATTCAAAGGTAAATCTATGTTTACAACAAGATTGATAGGTGATTTAGATTAAACTCGTGATAAATATTTCGATTGTTTTTAACCAGGTATCTGGTAGTTTATCTATAAAATCAGTATTCCCGTCAAGACCTAATACAGGTAAATCTTCATTATTAAGCCATGTTTCGTGATATCTATGACAATTTTTTAAATATTCAATAGGTATTTTCTCCCCTTTCCTATTTCGTTTGATAACTCTGTTTTCACAAATGTCAGGATTTGTTTTTACATAAATAAGACCCTTGATTGGTATGTCTGTTACAAATTCATAAAACCATCTACAATAAATATTATATTCAATATCACAAATTTTGCCTGTATCATATAACATTCTTGCGAAAATTTCCTTGTCTGTAAATACAGACCTTTCACAAATAATGATAAGATTGTCTGTATTTTTTAAAGCTTCTCGCAATTGGTGAATTCTTGATATGTAAGCCATCATTTGAAAGGAGAATGCATATTTTTCTGGATTTTCGTAATACTTTTCAATAACATTTTTACCATCTATATCTTTTATACTTTCCCACACCTTAACTGGTTCTGGTAAATATATTATACTATTCTCCTTGATATCGGTAAGAGTGTTTTTTAATATTTCAACAAGAGTTGATTTGCCAGAGCCAATATTTCCTTCTACAGTAAATATGTAATGCATTGTAATAATAAGTAAACTACTATTATAATATTTAAATTCAATTTATATTAATTCAAAATTGAAACAAAATATTAAGATAAATAACCGTATTATATTAATACAATGGATCTAACACAAGAAAGATTAACAAAAAATGAATGGGATTACCTTGAAGTTCCAGTTAAATCTGGTGAAAAGGAGATTTTAAATTTAATTTATAACGGCTACGAAGATACAACCCATACACATAATAATGCCAATAGTTTATTGGGTTGGATGAAAATTGGGACAAAGGATGAAGAATTTCATCTATATTTGTATAATGAATATTTTAAGAAAATGATGGATGATATAGTTAAAACTTACAATCTTGAGTATAACATTGGTAAAACTACTAAAAAAAAGAAATCTTCTAAAAATTTACGCAAGAAGGACTTAATACGAATAAAAAACAGTTCTAAAAAACTGGACGACATTAAACATACGATATATGAATTTATATTATTAAATAACATAAGAAAATTCTTCAAAAAGAATATTTGTCCGAAAAGATATTATACCATAACACAACTCATAAAAAATAATGTAACTCATATAAATTCCTTTGTTTTACATTTCGTAAACCACATAATTGAACATTACAAATCTAAAATAGACAAGGTAAATTTAGTTAAAAACGCATACGAATACATAGAAAAAAACACAGAAGTATTTAAATTTTGTGATATGAAATTATACGACCATCAAGCACGATTGTTTAATTCAATAAAAAGAGAACAGGCAAAACTTATCTTTTATCAAGCTCCAACAGGAACAGGTAAAACGATGTCGCCCGTTGGTTTGGCAAAAGGGAAAAAGGTAATATTTACTTGTGCTGCGAAACACATCGGATTACAATTGGCAAAAGCTTGTATATCTATGGAAATAAAAATAGCTGTTGCGTTTGGATGTAAAGATGCTGGTGATATAAGATTGCATTATTTTGCGGCAAAAGATTTTGTAAGACATAGAAAATCTGGTCAAATTTTCAGAGTGGATAATAGCAACGGTGAAAGAGTCGAACTGATAATTACAGATATTCAATCTTATTTACCAGCTATGAATTATATGTTAGCTTTTAACGATCCCAAAGATATTGTTTGGTATTGGGACGAACCCACGATAACATTAGATTATGACACGCACGAATTTCACGATATATTACAACAAAACTGGCAACAGAATGAAATACCAAATGTTGTTCTATCTTCCGCTACTTTACCAAACATGGACGAAGTATTGCCAATGACTTCAAATTTTAGAAATAAATTTAATACAACAAATGTTGAAGAGATTATTAGTTATGAATGTAATAAATCAATTCCTATCTTAGACGCGGTGGGCAATGTTGTTATGCCTCACTATATTTATGATAATTTTAAGGAATTAAGAAAATGTGCAAGACATATTGAGAAAAATAAAACTATCTTGCGTCACATCGATGTCGACGATATGGTAAAATTTATTTACTATGTGAATAAAAAAAAGTACATCCCAGAGGAGTATACAATTGCCGTTTATTTCGAAGAAGTATCCGACATAACAATTATAAATCTCAAGATATACTATTTAAGATTATTGTTATTAATAAAAGATAACTACGATGCAATTTACACAAACTTTAAATTGAAAAGAAAACAAATGTATAAATCTGTAATAAAAATTACTACCAACGACGCACACACATTAACCGATGGACCTACTATATTCTTAACACAGGATGTTGAAAAAACAGCCAGATTTTACTTAAAGGTATCTAAAATTCCAGATTCAGAGTTGGATAATATATTAAAGGTGATGAGAAGAAACGAACGATATATGATAGATTTGGAAAAAATAGAACAAGACGAACAACAAAGAAGAGATAAAATGGGAACGGAGGATTTGTCAAAAGATAAATCCAAAAATAAAGATTCCAGCGATTCTAAGGCTATGCGAGAATATGGTAGGAAAGTAGTAGCATTAAAAGCAAAAATACACGGCATAGAATTAGGTGAAAAATATATACCAAACAGTAAAGCACACATTAGAGAATGGGCTGGTGATAAAAATACTGAAAATGTGTTTGTGAGTGAAATAGAAGATAGCGTCGTGGAACAAATTATGTACTTGAATATTAAAAGAGAATGGAAAATCTTGTTACTAATGGGGATTGGTGTATTTACACAACATCCAAATAAAGATTATATGGATATAATGAAGAAATTAGCAGAAGAACAAAAATTATATTTGATAATAGCTTCGTCGGATTATATTTATGGTACAAATTATAACTTTTGTCACGGTTATTTAAGTAAAGACTTAATAAATATGACACAAGAGAAGATGATTCAGGCTTTTGGACGGGTTGGTAGAAGAAGTAGTCAAAATAATTATACCTTGAGAATTAGAGACAACGACTTAATTATCAAATTATATACAAAAGATGATAATAAACCTGAAGTTAGAAATATGAATAAATTATTTAATTAAAATAATAACAAATATTATAATGACAACAACTAAAGAACTTTTTATTGGCGGTATTATATTGGGGACATTTTTAGCTTTTTTTGCATCGTTAAAGATAAGAAATCTAAATATCCACGACGGAAAACCTGAAAAACGGAAAAACCATTCTCATATGAGGGTATAGTGTCTGGGAACATCATGTAATAAAACTGTTAATTCCCTCCGCGTAGTCTTAGTACAAGATGCAATGTTGCTTCTTTTTGAATCGAATAGTCGCTTAAGGTACGTCCATCCTCAAGTTGTTTACCGGCAAAGATTAAGCGTTGTTGGTCTGGTGGAATTCCCTCTTTTTCTTGAATTTTGGTCTTTACAGTGTCGATTGTATCTGTTGGTTCTACGTCTAAAGTGATAGTTTTACCTGTTAATGTTTTGATGAAAATTTGCATTATGTATATATGAATAATCTTTGTTTAAATTGTTTACTAAAAAATTTTAAGCTTTTGTCTGTAGATAAATAAAATACCCATAATTATAAAGCTTAGACCTATACCCATATCGGTTGTAAACTTTTCTCCAAGAATCCATACCGAAAAAAGAGCGTTAAAAATTAAAAGAATACCTTCTGCTATGGGTGTTACAAAGGAAGAATCGTATTTTTCTAATAAGTAATAGTTGGCCATAATAGCAGCAATGGCGATAACACTAACAATAGTTCCCCAAATAACTACATCTTTGAAAAATAGTTTGGAGTCATTTTTATATACTTTGGGAAATCCGTTGAAATAGTAGTGATGTATTAGGAACGGTATTGCGATAATACCACTTATTACATACCTTAAAAATGAAAAATAGTAGTGACCGAGTTTATCTACGGATATTTTTTCTAAGATGGGTTTCAAGGCCCAACCACCACCGTTAAGAGCGAATATAAATAAATCGTTCATCATATAGTATATAATGCTATAAATATATTCATAATAATGTCCTAAATATGTTGGTAGTTATTGTTTTAATTTATTATTTTTGGTTAAATGTGCGAATCTTTGTTCGGCCCATCTTTTTTTCCACCAATCAAATATTTCATTACACGTTTTTGCGTGAGATATTGGATTTGGGATATCGGTTGCGTCACTTGTTAAGAATGCCTTTGATTCTGGCGAAGTATATCCAAAATATATACCCTTTGGTGTTGATTTTAATACATCTTCCACGGGTATTTGTAACTTATTTAAACATTTTTTGAGAGCCCACATATTATTTTTATTTAATGAAGGAGGTAATAAATCATTTTCTTTCAAGTATTGTTTTGCGAATTCTATGGCTTTCTGTGGGACATTTTTTAAACTATTACCTTTTGTCATACCCACGTATTTTATACATTTTAATCTGTCGTATTGCACTGATTTTCCATATAAAGACATCGTTGTTATACCTAAAATACGTGTATTATATTTTTCATAATAAAAGTCCAATACTTCTTTAGAAAATGCAAGAGTTGTTAATAATTTACCACCGTTGAAGTTAAATCCAAATGGTTGTGTTGAAACACACGTAGTTATATTAACCAAGTTGTCTAACTTTTTTAGAGTAAATTGTTGTTTTTTTTTCCAACCTATAAAATTATCACGAGCACCCAGAAATTTAATATCACTTGAAAGAGACAAAATACCAAGATACTTGTTACTTATTTCATCTTGAACCAATATGTAAATTCTTTTTCCAAATAAACAATGTCCTTTTTTTGTTTTAAAACTGCTGATCGTTTTTCGGTAATACTGCCATATTTCAAATAATTCTTTATTTTTAGAATCAACAAATACTAATTTTATTTTCATATTCATTACGTCGTCCATGTTCCCTTTGAATATCAAATTTTCATAATATTCTGTCGGATTTGATAATTTTAGTTGTGGAAATTCGGTAATTTTAATATTGTTTTTGGATAGAAGAGAAATTAATTTATTTTTAGGATTCGATTCGTAGTCGGGTCTTTTATTGAGAACACAGTTGTTGTAAATATTTTTTAGTTTATGTTTAAATTGTAGTAGAGTAAGCGTACCCTTTAATGAATTACACGTTTTACAACACGGAACAACGTTGCCGATTTCATATGGCAATTCAGAATGTATCCTGTCTATACCGTTGGCACCTTGATTAAAACATCCACAATAATTACAAGGATATGTTAATATGTTGGTATATTCAGTTTCAGCAATATTAAATTTTATATTCCGTTTTGTGCTACTTTTTTTATAGTTGACATAAGAAGTGTTTATTTTACTTTTTGAAAATAATAATTGAAGGTTTATATTTGAAAAGTTATTTTTATAATCTGTTTCCACTATATTTAATTTTATAACTAAATGTTTTATAATATTAATAAAGGTTTCAACAGGGTGGTCTAATTTCATTTTATTACAAATACTACAACATGCTGTTACGTTTTCAATAACGTAACACTTTCCAGAATCTATTCTATCAATTCCATTTAATCCGTTGTTTATACCACAATAATGACAGTCCTTTTTGAATAGTAAAATAGCGTGTTCTTTATCTAACAACCATTCTATTTTCCTCCTGTTAGCTTCACTTTTATAATTATTAACCCTTTCTTCATAAATAGTGAGTTTTGTTATTTTATTATTGTTTTTAGAATTTCGACAAGAAATGCAATAGGATTTATCTTTTATTGTTAATTCATCAAAACAACCTCTTATCCAATTTTTGCAAATTCGTTTATTTTGTGAAACAAGTTCATTGTATTTTTTTACTCTTTGATGTTTCATACAGTATTCGTCGTCAGGTAGTGCTTTATAACTACACTGTTTATCTGTCTTTTTTATTGTAGCGATGCATTTTTTTTTTGTTGCGTATATTTTTTTATGTGATGTTATACTCCTTTTCTGACATTTTTTACACGTTTTTTTACCATCGGGTTTAAATAAATTTTTACAGCCTGTGCATTTTTTAAGATTTGGTATATCACACGGAGTAAAATTATTATATATAGAATGTCGTTTGCAATAATATGCTGGTTTATTTGTTTTCCATGAACAAGGTTCTCCCTTTTGATTTATCCATTCACATTTTTTTTTATTTTTGTTTCGTTTAATTAATTTTTTGACGCTGTACTCTTTTAAATTAGCAATACAGTTATCACATTTTTTAATAGAATTGTCTTTATTTTTATAAGGTTTATGACATCTATTGCATCTTGTAATAGTATCCAATTCGTGTGGTTCATATAAATCTTCAAATTTATGATGTAATTTACAATAGTTTTTATCGGTTATTGCTTTTAATTTACAAAGTTTTTTATTCAGCTGTATCCATTTACATGTCATTTGGGAAGGTATTATAATTATATTATTATAATATCTTTAAATCAATTTTATGTGTATGATACAACTTAGAGCGTCTAATTTGAGTAAGCTAACCCGCCCATACCGCTCATGACACGAAGGACATTATAGTTGGTAGCATAAACACGGACTTTTGCGGTTTGTGTTCCACCGATGGCTGCGGCAGAGACGACAAGTTGAAGAGTGGCGTTATCAATACGGGAGAAATTACAGGTTCCAGATGGTTGGTGCTCCTCAGGGCGAAGTGCGAAGGAGTAGACGTTAATACCAGTATCTGGGTTACGGGTGTGATGTTGGTATGGTTGGACGAGGTCGAAGTAGGTTCCTTCACGCTCAGAGAAGCGATCTTGACCGTTCAATTGTAACTTGGCAGTCACAACTGGGTTTTCACCCCAACAGTGCATGTGAAGGGCAGATTCGGCAAGAACGAAGACACCGGCATCAGTAAGTCCGTTGGAAGTAGTACCTTGGATGGCACCCGAGATTCCGGTAATACTGTCGCCAGAGGCAGCAGTAGTGGATAGACCTACCGCGTTGTGACCAGACAAGATAATAGATGTAGTGGTTGTATCGGTGGTTATATTAAACGCAGCGGCAGTATATTGCTGGATTGTTTGACGAATTGTAAGAACAGCTTGAGCGGCAAGTGCTGCTCCAGAAGCAGGAGTAGTGGTAGTATTAATAGTAAAACAGGAAACAATAACACCTATAGCACTGCCTTGAACTATTGACAAACCAGCTGTTAGGAGACCGGCACCGATGACAGTTCCGATTTGCAATGTCATAGAGGTGTCTTGATAGCTACTGGTGTCGTTGATATCCATAGAAAAGGTATCTGCGAAAAGACCGGAAGAATCAACAACTGAGTTACCAGATGTTGCTGTTTGGCCTTGAGAACCGAAAGCAAGAATGGAATCTGGAAGAGCATCAACGGCGTCGGTGTAATTGAATGGCTGAGCTCCAAGTGCTCTGTGCATAAGACGACCACCCAAGAAGGAGTCACAGTAAGCAACATGCATATCAGGTTGGACAACCCAGACAATTTCTTTACAAGGATGATTGAAATTCAATTTAACTTTGTTTGAAGAAGAACCGATTGACTCGTCACCGGTGAATTGAAGTTGTTCAATAAGGTATTCGTGTGGGTTTTGTGCCATACGTCTGCGTTCATCGGTATCGAGGAAAACATAATCAACATACAAAGAGGCTGCGACTAAGGATTTAGCGTAAGCATTTGTTACTTTGACGGTGCCACCTTCATCAGGTCCAGACACGCTGGTTACAGCGAAAAGACATTCGTCAAGAGGGCGAATTTCGATGTTAATTTTGACTTCGTGGTATTGAAGAGCAATCAAAGGAAGTGCGAGTCCTGGGTTACGGCAAAACCAGAATTGGAGTGGCACATAAAGTGTAGTTTCTGGAAGAGCTTTGCGTGGTGCGCAAACTGCTTCTGGAACAGAAGCAGCGCCACAAGCAGTTGCTACATCAGCGAATGCGGGGTCAGTCAAGTAGGTAAGTTGGGTAGTTTGTCCAATCATTTTGTGGTATCCAGACTCTTGTTCGCTGGTAAGAGTAAGTTGGTTCCAGATGTGCATCCAGTCACCGTATTGTCTGTCGATGCGTTGACCACCGATTTCAACTTCAACCATAGAAATCATTTGCTCTCCTGGGTTGTCTAACCAACGGGCATAGACAGGACCGGCGCCACCGGTGCCATCAGATTGGTTAATTTCAGGGAGTGTAACTTGTAAGTATGTTCTGTATGCCAAATCACCATTTCTGGAGATTGTGCATTGGACTCTGCGGCCGAAATCGGCTTGTCCGTTAAAGGTTTGCTCGATTGATTCCATAGCAAAGTTAGTGTGTCTGCGGTAAGTAACCTTCCAGAAAGTGATCTGGGGGTTACCCGTTAAATAGACGTCTTGTGCGCCATAAGCTACTAGTTGCATTAATCCTCCACCCATTTTATAATATTGCTAAAGAAAAAAATATTTTACTAAATTAATTAATTCGTTAATTAATTCAATTAATTGAATTATGATATTGTATTAATATCCAAATTGTCCACCATAAAGCGTTTAAGATATGCTTCTAACATTACTTCTTTCTTACCTTCGTGGTTTTTTGTAAATACATATGCGCTGCCTTTTTTCTTAACAGTCCATCCTTTGTCTAAAGCATTATAGATAAATATCATTTTTTGTAACATAATGCAGTCCATCTTCATACTATTTGCGTCAACTTTAATATCAACACTCATATATATAATTTTAAGAAAAAGTTCATTTAATTAATACGATTTAACCATTTAATTTATTTTAAATTAAATGGTTTTTAACAAATATAATATATTATGCCTAATTTTAAGCCTAAGGCGAACAAAAAAATCAAAGTGAAGAAGAATGCTAATGTCACGTTGGACAGTAAACATAACGAAAAAATGAAAGAATTTCATAATATTATTGAAAAAAAAATACCTAAATTAAAAAGAAGAAAGAAGTCTTTAAAGAAAAAGTTGAAAACAACAACAAATATTGAAGATATCCTAAATATAAGGGATGAAATCCAAAAAATAAAGAAAGATATACTAAATTTAAAAACCAAGAAATCGGAATATTTATTGGAGAATTCGTGTATTATTTTTGATTATTTTGAAAAGAAGAAATTAATGTCTGAAGGAATAGATACAAATAAAAACCAAATATTACATTCTTTTTTTAATCCGAATAAAATAATCAGTACCAATGTTGTAGATGAAACAAATATTAATAAATATTTGATTAACTTAGATGAGGGTCATTTAAATATTAATAATTATGTTGTAAATTATGAGACATGTGAATATTGTGCGGGAGAATGGATACAAGTGGATTATAAAGGACTTGTTATATGTAATAAATGTGGTATCCAAAAACAATTTTTAGTTGAACACGAGAAACCGTCTTATAAAGAACCACCCAAAGAAGTTTGTTTTTATGCTTATAAAAGAATTAACCATTTTCGTGAAATATTGGCCCAATTTCAAGCAAAGGAGACAACACAAATCCCTGACGAAGTACTTTTAAATATTAGACATCAAATTAAAAAAGAAAGAATAACGTTAAAACAAATGACGAATAAAAAGGCAAAAGATATATTAAAAAAATTGGGCTATAATAAATATTACGAACATATACCTTTTATAAAGGATAAATTAGGTATTAGACCTCCTATTATGTCTCCTGAGCTGGAAGACAAGCTGTGTAATCTTTTTATGGAAATACAAATGCCTTACGCCAAACACTGTCCCGACGATAGAGTTAATTTTTTGAATTATTACTACGTTCTTTATAAAATGTGCGAATTGTTGGACGAAAAAACATTTTTACCTTTTTTTCCAATGTTAAAAGACCCAGTTAAACGAATAGAACAAGATGAAATATGGAAAAAAATATGTAAAGAATTAAATTGGGAATTTGTACCGACTATTTAAAATTGATTTCAAATTATACTAATTAATTTGATGTATAGGAAAATGAGTACGGGTAAATATCAAAGCGTTAAATTAAATCACGAAAGTGTAATATCTTTATTAGATAAATGTGGATGCACATTTATGTGGTCCAAAGATAAATTTAATACAGAATATGTAAATAATAGAACAACACAGATGGAATACAAAGGTTGTTGTGGACATATTTGGACAGGGACTTGGTCAAGCGTTCAAAGAAGGATTAAAAATCAAACCGGGAATTGCCCGACGTGTTCCAGTGTTAAATTCAAATGGAATGAATATGATAAAGAACATTACAACGAAGAAACCGGTGAATATCTATGTTCTCAATGCAACGAATGGAAAGATTTGAAAACAAATTTTGGAAAGATGGGAAAGGGAACTCGGCGCAGAAATTCTTGTCAAAGGTGTTGTACAACACAAGTAAAAACAATGAAATTAAATTGGACTGAAGAGGAGTTTATCAATAAATATCTTATAACAAATGCTAAAAAAAGACATATTGTCAAAGTAAAAAATGGAACAAAGTATGATGAAGAATTTAATATTACTTATAAAGATGTTGTTGAATTAAAAGAAAAACAAAATAATAAATGTAAATATACAGGCACAGATTTAGTATGGAAAGTAGGCTCCAGTTATTACCAAACTTCTATTGATAGAATAGATTCTAACAAAACTTACACGAAAGATAATATCCAGTTGGTTGGTTTTTGGGCAAATGTGGCAAAATCGGATTTGAGAGAAACAGAATTTCTTGAAATGATTAAAAACGCATATAATTATTCTTGTAAAAAATAATTATAATAATAATTATTTATCTAAAAAGTTGTCTTACCATAATTTAAAACTACTAAATTTTTTTGTTACCTAATTACATACGCGGAAAGCCGACGAGGTTCGCGCCGATTCCGAATCCGGCCCCGCTGCGAGCAGATACAGCCATAGACGGGACATACGTATCAAGAATAGAAAAGGTCGCTGCAGCTGTCAAGGCGATGAGTGCGACTTCGTCAATATTTAACGATTTTTTTGGTATAGCATATGCGGCGATGGCAACCATAACACCTTCTACAAGGTATTTGACTGCTCTGCGAACAAGTTCTCCTAAATCTATCATTTGCATTAATTTTTGAAGCATTATAAATAATATCAAGAAAAAAAAATATATATTAAAATTAAAACTTAAAAATGAATCTCGTTAAAGTATTATAATATGTCAAAACCGAATTGCACGTATAAAGAGAACTCCGATGGTACCGCAAATCCTAAATATGTAGATTTGTTAGAAGAAGATAAACCGCTCTCAGGACAAAAATTTGTTTGTGTTAGTTTTGTTAGTCCCGAAAATATTTTAAAACAGAAAACCCACTTCTTTTTTCAAGAATTCCTAAAACACTACGATTTTACAAAGAGTGTTACGAAATTCACCCAATTTCTAAATTTTGTAGCTTTTAAACATGATATGGAATTTGACGGATTAATGAAAGATTTTCAAGAGTATGTATCAAGCGAAAAAGAAACATTTACCGACAATTATGTAAAAGACGAATACAAAAACTTTTTAGACGCAAATGAAGAAAGATTGGATACTGATTTTAACCGTGAACAATCATTCCAAACAAGCACAAGAGGTTTAAAAATCAGAGGAACATATTCTACTCAAGAAGAAGCCGAATTAAGATGTAAATTATTACGAGAAGTAGATCCCAATCACAACGTGTATGTAGGTCCCGTAGGAATGTGGATGCCTTGGGAACCAGAAGCTTACAAAACAGGCAGAGTAGAATATATGGAAGACGAATTGAATCAATTAATGAGTGAAAAAAATAAAAACGAAGCTGCTGCCAAACAGCAATTTGAAAAAAGAGTGGTTGAAGCAAAAAGAGCAGCAATTAAAGAAAATATTAAAATCGCAAGAGAAACTGGTAACAAATTGACGCAAAATATTAATAAAGATGGACAACTTATTGGTGTTAATAATACTATCGAAGGTGCACTGTCATCTGATGTAACTTCCGCGGATATTAGAAAAGAACTGTTTGAAGGCGGTGGTGTTAAAAGAGGATCTGCTGTTCAGGATTTTCTAAAGAGAAATGAAAAACAAAACGAACAAATCGGAGAAGGAATTAATATCAAACTCAAGGACGATTCTAAAGAATAACTAAATTTAAATAAATTGAAATAATATATCAACTTATTTATAATAATTAATGTTTTATACTTGCTAATTTAAACACATCTTTTGTCAAAAATTTAATAGTTAGAAATAATATAGGTATTGTTAACGCAACCTTAGCACCAGTAATAAGTGTTTGATGTTCTTCAATAAATTTTTCGTCCATTTTTTTTTTACACGTTTCAAGTGTTGTCCATGAAATATAACCAATAGATGCCCCAATAACAAATCCACATATTACATCAAATAAACTGTGATATCCTTTACTTATTCTGTGTAATGATATCATCCCTGCTACAAATAATCCAGCACGCGAAATAATTTTTCTAATAAATTCTGTTTTTATTTCAACATCAAAAAATTTTGGAGTCACCGCATAATTCATTTCTAAAAATAAAGCGGTGGCCAACGAACTAGCCACACCAGTATGACCAGAAGGGAATGATTGATATTCGTGTCCGTGTTTGCAGTGACTACCGTCAATATATTTTGACATTTTCGTATATTTGCATCCAGGTCTTTCTCTTTTAATACTTTTCTTCAAGAACTGAAATATAGAATACGCAAACCAATGTGGTAATAAATGAAATTGTATGGGACCCATTACATTAAACCAAATTACTTGAAATATTGCTAAATACATACCAGGTATAACGTAAAATTCATATGGAATTAATCCAAAATAATGCGCGATACTTTTCAAATATTTTCTGTTAAAGAAATCATAAATAATTTTTGTTAAGGTATAATCTATGTTTTTTAATTGTTCAATCATATAAATTAATTGCTATTTTATAATTATCAATCTATTTTTTTAATAATTTGATAATCATCAATTATTTGATAATCATTATGGTTAAATTACTACCTAATAGTAAGATATCGTATGAATGTATTTGTTTGAATGATATAATTACCTAAAAAAGTGTAATTACCACTTGTTTTTTTTAACATTAATAGTTGGTCCCTTTCTTCCAGCTTTTGGGTCAAACGCAGAGCCTTCGTCGTCATCGTCCGAGTCCAAGTCTTTCGACATTTCCCAAAATTCTTTTGACCCCAACTTAAAATCTCTATGTGCGACTGCTTTATACCAAAAAATTTGGTCCTCTAATTTATTTGATTTCGCATTATTGGCAACAACCAAACATTCGTAATTTTCAGTACATTGGTCCATTACTTGACAAAAACTTTCAAATGTCGGAAACATACCGGCGAAATTTTCATAAATTCTCTTTCTATTTGCGATATAAGGTTCTCTTAAAATAAATGTGTAATCGATATTTGTTCTAAGATTGGGAGGAACTCCCAAAGGATATTGCATTGTAATAATTAACATTACTTTCCAATGTCTACCATTCATAAAAAGAAGTCTCATCAACTTTTCTCTTGCCCAAGTATTATCATAAAGACAATCATCTAAAATAACAAAGGTTCTTGGGTCAATATTTGATCTACCGTATGCTGCTTTTTCTTTTTTAACCTGTTTCATTACTATTTTTTGTCTTTTCAAAATATTTTCAATAATGGCAGTATTATATTCATCGTGAATAAATAACTTTGGTACCATATTTCCATAAAATCCATTACCTGCTTCAGTTCCAGATATAACAGTTCCTATTGGAATATCTTGTTGATAAAATAGTAAATCCCTCACCAGAAAACTTTTCCCTGTATCACGACGACCAATGAGAACAATAACTGGACCTTGATTTTCCTCTGCCTTAAATGTAATATCTTTCATATCGAACTTTCTTAATTCTAAATTCATACTTTATATTTTAATATCTTAATTATTTTTAAATATTTTACGCATATTAGTTTAAATGATATAAAAAATGTATCTCTAAAATTTAGATGTTTGAACTATTTTATAAAAAAAATAATAACTCCAAATTGTTTAGTTATTTAGAAAAAAACGGATTTTCAGATGTACAGAATTATGTACCAACATATTCGCTATTTTTTTCATTGGATGATAAAAATTTTAACAATATTAATTTAAATAATAGATATAGCATCACAAATATTGTTGATAGACAAAATAACAATCAGTTTACAGTTAAATGTAAAGATGACAGAAACAACGATAACCCACATTCTTCGGAAGCATTTTTTAAATTCTCTCCATTACTGGACCCAGTAAAATTTATGGTTGGAAAATATAGACATATGGATACAGATAAAATGGGGTCATTACCTTTGTTATCGGGAGATAAATGTTGCAAAAAGGTTTTAGATTACAATAATTCGGCTTATATTGATAGTTTTTTCTCATACTTATCTTCTAAATTATTAAATGAAAATGGTTTTATTCATGGTACAAATTTTTATGGTTCTTTTCTTTCAATACAGAAGGAATTTAAATTAGATGTTTATGATGATTTGGAATATTTATATGATTCTCCTTTTTTTCATAAAGAAAAAAATAGTTTGTTTAAGGTTGATAATGTTGACGACAAATTAGAATTTAGCGATACCAGAAATTATAGAAAAAAAATAAAATTGGGAGAAATTACACAGGATTTGGAATGCGAAACAATAGACGAAAATATGTACGAAGAGTTATTTCATTTGACTAGTGAAAATTTAAAAAAACACGAAAATTCTTTAAAAGAAGAATATTCCCAAGTAATTGTTAAAGGTGATAAAAGTGCCAAAAAATCAAATTCAACGTGTTCTTCAAGATCTTCAAATACAGATGATGAAGATATTGTTGATGATGAAACAGAGGAAAGTTTATCTAATTCTCAAATGAGCGAATATTCGAGTATGGAATCCGAAGAAACAGTAAACGCAACCGTGTATAATTTTCCAGTTCAGGTAATTTGCCTTGAAAAATTAGAAAACACACTTGATTCCTTATTGGAAAATGAAAAAAAAGAATTAACAAATAACGAATGGAAATCTTGTTTATTCCAAGTTATAATGATGTTGATAACCTATCAAAAGGTGTTTAATTTTACACATAATGATTTGCACACAAATAATATAATGTATGCCAATACTGAAAAGAGATTTATAAATTATAAATTGGATGGTATATATTACAGAGTTCCAACACATGGAAAGATTTATAAGATAATAGACTTTGGTAGAGCTATTTATAATTTTAAGGGTAAAACTTTGTGCAGTGATAGTTACCACCCAAAAGGTGATGCCGCAACTCAATATAACTTTGAACCTTATTTTAATGAAGAAAAACCCAGATTGGACCCTAATAAAAGTTTTGACTTGTGTAGATTGGGTTGTTCATTATTTGACTATTTTGTAGAAGATATTGAAGAACAACACGATATTAAAAATCCTATTGCTAATTTGATAATAGAATGGACGAAGGATGATAAAGATAGAAATATTTTATATAAAAACAACGGAGAAGAAAGATACCCCGAATTTAAGTTATATAAAATGATTGTTAGAACTGTGCATAATCATAAACCTCAGGACCAAATAGGCAAGGACATATTTAAATCTTTTATTAGTTCTAAAAAGAAAATAAAAAAACAAAAAGTTGTTAATATCGATGATATGGAATGCATGTGTTAAAAATTGAAATTTAATATTAAACATTAATTAATATTAAAACGATGACGATTTACGAAATCCGAGTATTTGACGATGGACTTAAAAGATTTGAAAAAAATACAAACCGTTGGTTGGTAATCGATACGAAATTTAATGGTGGGAAAGTGTCTTTAAAAAATATAGAAGATACTACAATTATTATACGGTCTATTTCATCTTGGAAAATAAGAGTTATTAAAACTCAGGGGAGTTTGTAAACACTTGCGGGACCTTTGATACAATGTCTATACCGCCTACTTGAACCATTACAAAATTTCCTAATAAAACACTTAAATAAACAAGTAGTGTATCTCTGGCAAGAAGTTTTAAAGGTTTGTTTTCTTTTAAAATAAATCTCATCTCAATAAATCTAAATATCAGATATACACCGGCAACGGCAACTCCTGCGACAAATATAGAATTTGACATTTATATAATTATTTAAAAATATTATATAAATAAAACGCAATTACCCTAATATTTCGATATCGGTCAATATTGGGTCTGGTTCTAACTTTAAAGTTTTATCTAAACTATGAATATCTATTTTATCTAATTCCAAATTAACACTATCAAATATTTTTATTTTTTCTTCGTCATCGTCATCCTCCTCTGCTTCTTCTGCCTTTCTTTGTTTATTGGCATCATATGAAATCTTTTCCAATCTTTCTAAAGTTTTGGGAGCCTCTATTTCTAATGGTTTTGGATTATTTGAAGGAGAAGCTTTTTTATCGTAATTTACTACAGTATCAATATCGTTAAATTTTAA